AAATTCCTTTTTCTGGATCAGATGCATCTCTTTTTGAAAATGGTCCTTGAAGATCGGCAACAGAAACACCGGCTATTGTTCCTCTTGGGTTTCTTTTACCATCATTTTTACCGACATTGTTTCCTAATTCTATTCTTGATCTATTTTGTAAATACAATTGATCAAAAGTTTCACCAGAATTTAATACCTCACTTGCATCGGCATTAAAGGCCCCTTGTGGTTCACGGCCAGGAGGCGCCCCAAGTGCTGGTGGTGGGACCAATAAGTTTTGCTTTAATAGATCAACTAAATTAATAGGTGCATAAAAATTTATAGGAACTCTATTATAGCCAGCAGATCCTTTTACAATCTTATCAACTGTCTCGATTTCTTTTTGCTTTAACTCTTGCTGTAATTGAGCTAACTTTGAGTTTTCAGTAGTGAAAGTATTATCCAACCATTTAGAAAAAGTATCACCAACATTTGGTATGTCATATTTTCCTTCTTCGTATCCCTTACGCCAAACAAATTTTCCTCCAACGATTGACTTTAATTGACCAACATTGAATCCTTTTCTTGACGCTTGTTCAACCATTGAGTTAGATGGCTTATCGGCATTACTTCCGCCATCACCGAGGCCCATAGCGTTAGCAAATCTTAATTTGTATTCTTCATTATATCCATCTCTGTTCAAATACTTTCTTGTTCCCATTTGGCCAGCAACAGTATTGTCCTTGCTGGCATCTGCCATCCGGCCGCCAAGTTCCCTAAAAGTTTGTCCATTCGGATTGGCTTTTAATGCTCCGTGACCTAATAGTTTTTGTCCAGCACCAGAATAATTCCATCTTGATAAAAGATTTTGATTTAATACTTTACTATTCTTAATAGCCCTATCTCTGTCGCTATTAATGGCGTTTTGAACGGCGTTTTTTGCGCCTTTACCAAAAATACCAGCTATGCTTCCAAACAAATAAGCGGCGCCTTCTTTTACAAGAGAATCAACAGAAGTATAGTCATAGAACTCTCCACGCCGCGCATTGTATTGATAGTCAGCAGTAAATTGTGGCGGTATGTCTCTTTTTCTTCTTTTTGCTAACTCTAATGCAGTATTTGTCTTATCACGAAAAGAAGTAAAAGCTTGGTCGTTATCCATTGTTTTTTCATGTATTTCGTTTCTTTTATAAACAGATTGTGGATTGTTTTCACCTATTAGGTCTTGTTGAACTCTACCCCAATTAGCATCATTCCATTTTTGAAATTGGGTCATCCACTTTCCGTCAATCTTTTCTCTTAACGTAGGCATAAATACTCTCTAATAATTAAGTTTGTTTCTATCACCATTAACTGGTAGTCCATCAGCTTGAGCAGCTGATGCAGCATCATTTGCAAGTGTTCCAACCTTAACGCCATCAAGGTATACATTTCCTTGAAAGACACCAGAACCATTAGCTAATTGTGCTCGATTTAATTGATTCATTTCCATTGTTAGGTTTCCACTTCTATCCTCACCGACATCAGCCAAGCCTATTTGCATTAGTTCATCAATAGTAAACCCACCTGCAGCTAATTGAGCCGCTTGAGCTGCTCTGTTTGTAATGTTTTCATTAGCTCTTTGTGCAGCAGCGCCCCGTTCCTGCTCAGCTTGAGAGTCTAAAAGATTCATAGCTTCTGATGTGTCGTTCCGAGCGGCGTTTCCAATACTTCTCCAATTTTCGCCTGTCCCTTTTAATGAGCCGCTCGCGTTAAAAGCTTTTTGCCAACTACCATCTTTCAATACTGACTCCCACCCAAGGCCTAATTCTTGATCTATTTTGGCTAAATCCTCTTCTTTATCAATTGCGCCAAGAGCGGCATAAATAACAGCCTGAGCAATTTCTGGAGACAAACCAAAAGCTTTCATTATTTGATTCATCATTAAGGCCATTTTATTTTTATCGGGGCCGTTTTTTCCTAGTCCAATTCCAAGAGCTAAATTTTCTTGAAGTTTTTTATTTTTACTTAGTTTTCCACCTCTTGCAAACATAGGCCCACCGGTTCGTACGTTCTCGGCCAGGATCTGAAGGACTTTTCTGCGTCCGTCTTTAGGTTTCTTTTTACCAAAGCCAAAAAGCCCACCAATACCTTTTGCAAAGGCACCTAACGCCTTCACCGGTGATGTTACTAATTGTAATGCACCTTTACCAATTCCCTTAAGGCCACCTTTGAAATCACCTTGAAAAATCTTACCTACACCGGCCGCCATGTTCTTAGCACCTTTACCGACTTCTTTACCACCAGTTATTATACCTTCTGTAGCAGGACCAGCTAATATACTACCTACAACAGGCCCTAATGGTCCTAAGACAGGAGTTAGAGCTGCACCCATAGCATAACCTACTGCACCACTTAACGCTCCCTTACCGGCTGCCTTCATGTCACCGGCCATCAAACCATCAACAGCCCCGATAGCTCCTGCAGCTACACCACCACCTATTGCACCCGCTAATTTAGTTCCCGCGCCTGCTTTTGCTGCCAGTGCTCCTGCACCTTTAGCTATTCCTTTTCTAGCTAATTCTTTACCAATCGATAAACCAGCTCCTTTAAGATCTCCTTGTGCTAATTGACCTGCACCGGCTGCTAAAGAACCTGCGGCTCCTTCAAGTTTTGTTCCTTTTAAAGCTGCACCAGCTCCCATATTGGTTAGTCGAGATATTCCTTCTTTTTTTGCAGTATAAGTCACTGCTGCGGCAACATCACCACTTGCAAGCATTGCGACCGAAGTTCCATCAATACTTTTGGATAGAGTTCCCATGCTCTTTCCTACTGGACCTAATGCTTTTTCAATATCTCCAAAAGCTTGGCCTAATTTGAATATCCCTTTTTCAGCAAAATTCATTCCCTCTGTAAAAGTAGAAGAACCCATATCTCCTAAATCTTTTGAAACATGCGAAAATTCCCTACCAGTTGAAAATGCATTTCTAGCAGAATATACTGCATCACCGATAACTTCACCTGCTTTTGATCCCACACCCTTAAAGAAATTGACAACACCATTACCACCAAGCTCCGGCTTCTCTCCTCCTACTCCAGATTTTAGTGCATCATCTTGAGCTTCTGCATCTAGAGGTTTTAGTGCATCAGCTCGCACTTCTGCATCTATTCGACCTTGATCTGTTGCTGTTACTGAAAATTTTTCGCTAAAGGCCTGTGTGGTTGTATTGGCGAGTTCTTTTATACCATTCTCAAACTGCTGTCTATTCGCTTTATTATTAATACCTAATTTATCACCTACCCAGTCTAAGGCAGAACTACCCCATTCTTTTGCCTTATCCAATGCCTTATCAGCTAACTTACCAGCCCATTGTTCTAATTTTCCATACAATTTTGCTTGAAGGTTTTCTAAATCACCAAGAGTTTGTTGCCATGTTGCTTCCATAGCTGCACGAAGATCACCATTATTTTCTCTTAAGTTTTCAAGGAATCTATCTCTTGTTTTGCCAGCGTATTCTCTTGCTTTTTGTTCAGCTTTTTCTCTTATTTTTTCCCATAAACTTAAGGCTCCAGCAAACCTACTTGTTGGATTAGCTATGTTAGTTGCTATTCTTCTTTCCTCTTCAAGAATTTGTAGAGATTTATCTTCTATCTCTCTCATCATTCTTCTTTGTTCGTCACGTTCTCTTTGAGCTTGTTGTTGAAACTTTACCTCTCTTGCTCTAATAGCAGCAGGGTCAGATTGTGCTCCCGATACTACTCTCGCTTGGGCTTGAGCTTGGGCTGTGTTTCTTGCACTTTGATATTGTGCTTGTAATGCACCGCCGCGGCCACCAGCAAACCCCGGAACACCAATAGATCCTAACTCTCTTGCTACATCAGAATTAACAGGCATTCCTTTTCTTATTCTTTCTGTAGGAACAATAACTTCTTTTCTATTTTCTTCACCGACCATAAACAAGTTAGGTGAACTTACAACACGACCTGTTGCTGCAGCACCTGCGAATGCAGCGCCTGTTTGTCCTGCAACACTAAGAGCTAATGATGCTTTTGTTCCTATACCAGGAATAATTCCTGCAAGTCCAGCACCTGCTGATAAGGCAGCTGCCATATACTTTCCTTGTTTAGCATAGTTATAAGCTTCATAAATTCCAAATAAGGCACCAAGACCCGGAATAGCTCTTAATGCAGCCTTACCTACACCTTTACCTAAGATTCCAAGACCTGCAGCTGTTCCAATACTTCCTGCAGCTCGTGAACCTCTTAATCCAGTTCTAAGGGCGCCTCTTGCTGTTTTTACTTTATCATCTCTAAGGGCGCCTCTTGCTGTTTTTACTTTATCATCTCTAAGTCCATCTCTTGCTGTTTTTCCTTTATCATCTCTTAATCTATCTATAAATCTATCTTCAAACCTATCTCTAAGGGTGCCTCTTGCTGTTTTTCTTTTACTATCTTCAAATCTATCTTCAAATCTATCTCTAAATCTGTCTCTAAGGGTACCTCTTGTTGTTTTTCCTTTATCATCTCTTAATTTATCTTCAAACCTATCTCTAAGGGTGCCTCTTGCTGTTTTTCTTTTACTATCTCTAAATCTATCTCTAAATCTGTCTCTAAGGGTGCCTCTTGCTGTTTTTCTTTTACTATCTCTAAATCTATCTCTAAATCTGTCTCCAAGTCCACCTCCAAGTCCAGATTCTCTTGTTACCATTGGCATTGCATCTGTGCCTCTCATTAATAAACCACCTATCCCTATGGTGGCAAGAGCAGCAGCTGTTGCAGCTAGTCCAGCTATATTTCCAACTCCAATTGAATTTACAACTTTTACTAACTTCTCTCCTAATGTATTAACTATTGGAAAAATGTCTTGTTTTAATTCATTTGTTATTCTACTAAAAGTTGTTTGTTGAGCGGCGACAGACTCAGCTATAGAAGCGGCCTTCTTTTCTTGAAAGGTCATATCTTGTGTTATGCTTTTTTCAAGTCCAGCCATAACACGAACATCACGCAGAGTGAGATTGAATTGGCCAGCAAATTTTTCCGCAAGGCCTGGCATGTCTTCAACGAATCTAATACCTTGAGGAGTAGAGAATGCTTGATTGAGTCTACTCATTATTGCGGTAGTGTCTTTTCTTGCAGCAAGATTAAACATCTCTAATGCATTCAAGCTACTACCTGTATATTGATTTAATAATCCAACACTTTCAGCTGCTGAATCTAAATCTAAAAATCCTTGTGACACACTATCTATTTCACCCATTGATTTGCCCATTTTTTGGGCTTGTATTGCGGCTCTTTTAAGATAGTCTTCACCACGACTTAGATAGATAGATGTTAAATTAGTATCACTGGCAATGTCGGACATAACTTTACGAGCATTGACACCACTTCTTGTTGCAAAGTCTACTATTCTATCACTAAATGTTTCCACATCTTTTGCAGTCATACCAAAGCCTTTTACCATAGTTCCAGTGAACTTGGCGGCCTCTTCAGCACCTAATCCTGTGTATTTTGCTATTAGAGATGTAGTTTTAATTAATTCGGGACTTATTTTTCTGAAATTACCTAACGAGGTAACTAAACCTGCAGCAGCTTCCGCAGACTCTTCCATAGAAACACCAAACCTAATACTAGCATTTTGTGCTTCAATCATGTTTTTTCTTACAAATTGTAAATTTTTACCAGTTAATCCTGTTTGCTTACTAATAGAAACAGAAACTTTTTCTATGTCATTAAATGTTTTTAATAAAAGTGCGCCAGCAGAAGCAATTGCTGCGATACCCATGCCTGCACCCGCACGAGATCCAGCGCCCATTCTACCCCAAGTCTTAGCAAGTAATGCATCCGTTCGGGTGGTTAAAGAAGCTAACATTGTTGAAAAACCCTTTTCAAGACTGTTACCTATTACAGGAATTCTTTTTGCAAAATCACCAAAGGCATTATTTAGTCTACCAAAAATTTTATCTGTATCTTGCTGAATAGACTTCATCCCTCTTAGATAGTCTTTTCCAGCCTTGTCTACATTTTTTAGTAACTCATCAAACCCCTTATCTGTTAGTCTTCCAGTAGAAGCAATTAATTCATTAGTGGCATCGCCAGCTTCTTTAAAAACACTATTTAATCTACCTACAAGATCGTTAGTTATTACGACCTCACCAGATAAGTTCTGAATTGTTTGACCGAATGCTTTAACGGCCTCGTCTGATATATCCATTATATCTCTTTAGAATTTTATGCCTAATTTTTTTAGGTTTGCTTTCGCTTCTTCTTCTGCATCAATGCCTTTTTTCTTAGCTTCCGCCTCTATTTCAGCTTTATAAGCTATAGCTGCCTTCTTTAGCTCTTTTCCTTTTTTAGATAATTTAGAATCTGGTGTGGTTGTTATGGGGTCATTTTTACCCGTAATGATAGTTTTTATAATATCAAATACACCTTCATCAACTTGAAACCTTCCATTTATCTTTTCAATTCCAACTTTTTCTTTCAAAACAAATCTCCACAATTTGTTCACTTATTTTTTTGTCATATAAATAAATATCCTTCCACCGAAAAAATGATGAAAGGATATTTTTATTTCTTTAGTTGATTACTTTTTTTATGAGCTTCAGCTTCTTCATTCATTACTTCTGTAACTCTTTTTATCCACCACTTTCTTAGAAATACTGGTAGATTGTAAGCGTCAGAAAAAGTCATTTTACCATAATAAACGCAATCAAACACTTCTCTAAGGATGTAAACTTTATCATTCGGTGTCAGGCCAAAAGAATGATACCGTAATTGGTATCTCTACCTCCTCTTTGTGACCACAATGAACACAATTAAAATCTTGGTTCATATCTAAGTCTGGTGTATGATCATCAACAAATTTTCTAAAAGCTCTTGAGTCCATAACGTTCAAGTTATCAACATACTGATTAATAAAGGTAGGATCGCTGTTCCCATCTACAGAAATAATAATACTCTTTAATCTGGTTGTAACATTTCTATCAACGGGAGAGTTAGTCCTCTTCTTCAATCTATCCTGTGCTTCCGCAATACTTTTTTCTTCTGATGAATTAAGAAATCTAAATTCAACAGATGTGCCTGAGGGCATTTTAAAATTAAATCTGTTTTCGCCCTCAATCACTGGATTAACTTCTAGTTCTTTCATCTGAATGTTGCTAAGATCAAAGTTATATTTTGAATCTTCGCCACAAGAAGGACAAGTATACTCTACATTATAATTGGGTCCATAACCATTGACCCTCAAAAATGTAATAAGTGCATTCTTATCACCAGATACCAACTCTTCTGGCCTTATCCTCTTATCAATCAAACAATTCTCTATAACTTTATCTAAAGCTGTTCCACTTCTCAGCAAAGAACGAGAAGTCAAGATGTCTTCATCAGCCGCTGTTAAGTATCTTAGTTCTACTTCTTTTAAGTTATAAAGTGGTGAATCACTAGGGTATACTCTACCACCAGAAGGAAGTTTTACAAAATCAGTTGGAATTTGAAATCCAGCATTTTGAGAAACACTATTTTGGCTTCTTGCTTGAGAAAAAGCAGCTTGTTCTTCCTTAGTTAAAACACTTTCTTCTTTCTTTTCATCAAGAAGATCAACATTAACTTCTGTCATAAAAATCAAACCTTTCAAAAACTATAGATGTAAAAAAACCTCTATAAAACTTTATTATAAAATTAGTATCTTAAGATACACTCATCCATACGTATGGTAAGGTCAATTGTTTGAACCTCACCAGAGGCCATATCTAATTCACCAAATGAAGCATCGGTGACAAAGGCCCCTCTAATTTCCCAAAGCTCTACGGGTGCGCCAACTGGATCTAATGAGATTAACTGAAAATTCTTTTTATAGAATGCAGCATAACCATCACGACCAGAAATTGTTTCATGAGCAAGACGTGCCCATTCCATTACTCTTTGAGCTGCAGATGGTGCAATAGGATCATGCAAACCTATTGTCATTGTATTCCACTCAAACTTTCCAGCAAGATATCTCTTTGAGTTTAAGTAGTCAATAGTTATTGTTTCTTGTGTAAAAGACGGCCTTGAAGCTGATCTTGCAATGTATGCAGGAAGGGTATCATCTAAGAACTGAAAGAGAAATCTATTTTGTCTCTTAGGTTCAAATGTATCCGCCAGCATCGCATTTACTTCATATGGATCGGACATTTATATTCTCCAAATTACTTTCATTTTATTTTTAATAAAATTCCTATAATAAATACACTAATAATAAAAAAATAGACGAGGTGAAGGTGTCTCCACCCCGTCATTTATCTTTTATTCGCTGAATGCTGCACCATTAGGTGTAACGGTAAAGTCAAAGATAACAATTTCTGCAGCTGTTGTGGGCTTCAAGAAAATCTTACCTTTGATGATGTTTCTATCAATTAGGTCTGGTGTTGTTGTTGTATCGTCCAACACAGCTCTAAACTCATTAATACCATTAGCAGATTGAACACTAGCAAGGTAATCATTAACCTGTGTAAGTAGTCTCTCTCTTGTTGCAACAGTGTTAGGCTCAAAGATGAATAGTCTTGAGAATCCAGCAATTGTCTTACGAACCTCAATCATCATGCGGCGAACATTAACTCTGTCAAGAACTGACTGTTTGGGTTGCAGTGTTTTCTGTCCAAAGATAACAATACCTTGGCCTGGAAAAGTTGCAATTGGATTAACATTACCAGAATAAAGATCATCACGCTGTGATTGTGTCAGCCTTCTTCTGACTTCAAGAACTTCATCCAAACCACCACGATTGAATCCAGCTGGTGCGAACCAAGGCTGAGCAACTCTATCGTTAAATGCATATGCTCCAAAGACAGCTACACTTGGTGGAACCCATACTAATTTATCACTATCGATATCATTAATACGAACCCACGGATAATAAGTTGCACCATAGTTTGAATCATACTTAGCGGCTTCTGTAATAGCGTTTGATACTGATAGGCCCACACCAGAAGAGGTTGAGCTATCATTAGCAATATCAACTATAGCAAAAGCATCTGCACGGTTTGAACACATATCAACCAAACGATCAGTGAGTGAACCACCAGCAGATGAGTGAATACCTGGCATAGCTATTAAGTTAAAATCAACTTCATCTGGATTAGAGAGAATTTGAATAGCTGTATTAAAGTCACCAGATAGAGTATCGTTACCAGACGATACTTCTGTTTCTAGTTGATCTTTTCTTGGATCAAATCCATCCCAACCATTAAACATAGGAACACTGAATCTAACCTTGTTTGATGACGAGAAATTTCCATTGCTAGTGCCCAACGTATCAACTAGTGTATAACCTGTAAGATCACCACTAGAAGTATAATCTGTTGAAGTAGCCATAATCAATACACCATCAGATGAAACTACACTACCAGAAGGTGAAGTAACTGTTCTTTTTAGTCTATCATTAAGACCAGCAGACGCGAATGTTGGACCAATAAAAATTCTGCCGTCCACCGCGTTAACAGAGTTAAGTTGATTCAACTTCAATGGTAAGGCTGGTGCAGCAACTGGACCAAAAGCGCCTTTTGTAATAGAAAGGCTGGAGACACCTTGAAAACCTGCAGGACGTGCTGCAGCTGGTGCACTGTCGGCCATAACAACTCTAACATATTCTGATCTATTTGGGAAGTCGCCATCATAAAGAATTTCTGGTGGATTCTGTGCTAGATCAAAAGATACTCTACGATCACCAATAACTCTACCAATAAAGTTTTTATTACTAGGATCAAGATTAACATCTGTAAAAGTCTCAAGAATGATTGGTGATTCATCTGTATCAGATGCATCTCTAACTACCACAGTAAACTTAGGAAAATCAGTAGCTACTGTGTCAACTTGAGTAATTGAAATTTTATACTTATTGTTCATGTCACTACCGTCAGATAGTGAATGGAATTTAAAAAGTGGATAAACTGAACCACCAAAATTCTGAGAAACAATGTAAGGTGTTGAAGCCTCAGAAAAACCACCTACTACAGGGGACTTATCATCATTTACATCTGTTTGTATTTCTGCATATCTGCTTAATCCTGGAGTTTCAACATCACCACTAACAGTTCCTAACGCTGTTCCAACAGCATAATCAAAAACTGCATCAACATAAAAATCTGTTAATTTTTCACCAGCCTTTGATCTAGCGGGATCTGTTCCTAATACTTTCTTAATGTAGTTACCAGAACCTTCAACCATTGAAAGTCCTTCAACAACAGTACCGGTCTCTAAGGTGATTCCTGCAGATAGTGAGAAGTTTGTGTATGATCCACTAATTGAAATTGATGAATTAGCGGGTAGGGTATCACTGCGTCTTTTAATTACAGCATGACCAATGTTGCCACCACTAATTGATTCAACTGAAAAGTTTTGCAAAGGAAAGGCAATAACAGCGGTTTGACCTGTTTCTACAGTGCTTTTTCCTAAAACTCTTACAACTGTTAATGGTGAGCCATTTCTAAGGTAAGATTTTGCTGCATAAGGCATATATCTTGATGGATCAGTTCCACCAAAGGTGCTTCTAAATTCACTAAAATTATTTACCTGTATTGGTCTAAAAGCCGGCCCTGTAGCTGTACGACCAATAAGTGCTGCACCAATAGTTCCAGCACCAGCGGGCGTAAAGCTATCATCTAGCTCTTGAGTATAGACACCAGGCGAAACGAATACTTCAGCCATCTATTTTCTCCGTCTATAAATGTTTTATTTAATTGTATAAATCTTTTGACAACAGTCTAAAAAAAGAAGATATACATAGTTTCTTGTTCTAAAGAAGTAGAGTCAAACTTAAACAATTACAAAATAACCTATAAAACTCCTAAAATAAATATAACTCTAAAAAATTGGAACAACACTTATAGACGGAGATTTTTTTTAAAGCGTTACTTCTTCAGTGTCCTCTTCAACCTCAGCATCCTCAACAATTGTTGGTGCAGAGGCCACTACATCTGTAGGATCTTGCTGTGTTTCACCTGTTAGTGATTCAACTAATGCATTAGCATACTGAAGTGCACCATTATTAGTTGCTAGTTGTGCACGAACAGTATTTAGTTGCTCTTCCAATTGTGTTCGCTGTGCTGTAAGAGTTGAGACGGCCTGAGCCAAACTTTCACGTTGTTCAATTAGTGTTCCTAAGCTTACGGACTTATCTTCTGACATTGTAAAATCTCCTTTTTTCTTTTAAAAAATCTAATGGTATTTTATAATAACTACTTCCAAACTTTTCATAACCTTTTTTAAACGCTTCATAGGCTTCATCCATCTTACCTATGAAGTCAGCCGCTACGCCTACATAATAATAAGATTGAAAATCTTCTGGGTATCTTCTCAACCTATCTAAAGCAATCTTATAATAGTAAGGAGCTTTTTTACTCATTGTTAGTTTACCCCAATGATGTATTATAATATTAGTTTTCACATATCTTAACCTCGCTCTTTTTATAGTGTTATAAGGGTGTTCGTGTGTATTAAATTCAAAGAAAATTCTTGGATCATTTCTAAATAACCTAATACATTTGTCATCAACTGCGTTATCGTATCCTTTGTATGGTGTGATTTTTTTTACTCCAAACTCATTTCTTCCGCTTGGTAAATAACCTCTTTGACTTATTTCAAAAGCATCAACACCATCTATTTCAATAGCTTTTAAAATCTTTTTTATATTTTCTTCATCTATTTCTTCATCTGTGTCCATCCTAAGAATCCATTTAGAATCACAGATTCTTAGTCCAGCGTTAAGAGGAGCAGAATAATCATCGTGCCACGGATAATAAAGAATTTTATAAAAACCTGTTTCATTAACTTTTTTATTACCCGTGACTACGATAACAACCTCATCTATAACACTACTTAAAGAATTAATAATTTTTTTTACTTTTATAAACTCATCCTTGCACATTATCAAAAGTGCAATGGACGTATTTGATTTGTTTGTCTTCATCTTCATTATCAAAAAATTCTTTAGTAAGATTGTTATAAGTATTTTCAGCTGAAGAGTCTGGAACAACATCAGTGGTTCCAAGATTTTTTGTGCTTAAGTGAGCTACAACATCAGCCATAATTAAACTTTCTAAAACACCTTTGCCATCAAATAAATTTTTTACAAACCCACCCAAGAAAGCATCTCCTGCGCCAATAGAGTCTATAAAATTTTTATTTTTATCTTTTGTGTAGAAGAAAGTTAAATCTTCTTCTTTATCGTAAGCTATAAAACCCTCTTCACCTTTTGTGATAATAGAATTACAATTAAATTTTTCTGATAGCTTTTTTGCGGCATTAGACTTGTTTTCTATAGAAGATAGAGATGCTGTTAATAGATTAATCTTTAACCAAGTAGCATTACTATGTTCTGGCTCAACGAAATTGGTATCAACAAACGTTTTTACATTATCTAAGCTATTGCATTTTTCTATTATCTTTTTAATATCCTTATAGTTAAAAGTTCCTTTATGATAATCGGAAATTACAACAAAATCATTTGGTTTAATAAAACTTAAAACCTTTTTTATAAATGACTCATCATATTCAAACTTATCATTAATGTCTTGTCTATAGCTATAAACACCATCTATGTAGTTTCTTACTTTAAGAGGTGGTTTTTGCTCAAGAAATAAAAACTCTACATCTTCACACCCTAAGCCCTTAATTATTCTTGTTAAGTTTCCAGCACCGCCAGGAAATCCTATACTATTAATAGTAGAGATTACAGGAACTTTTTCATTAGCTGGCTCCTGTTTTGTTTTTTTATAAAAAACATACTGATCAACTAACAAGTCTCCTATAACTACTATTCTACTCATCCCTTTCCGGCCTCCACGCTTTCTTTACGGTATTGTGTTAGAAGATTCTTAATCTCCATAGCTGCCTTTCTAGCTCTTGTTCCAGCGGCCTTATTGCCAGAAATGTTTTTATTATGATGTTCTGTCAATTGCTCAACCAATGTATTAATCTGTTCAAATGTATTTTCTATAGCCATCTTAAATCTCCTTTGCTATTATTTTGTTTTTACTATTAGATGTAAATTCATCCTTTTTTGTTTTTCTTAATTGATCATAAATGAACAACGCCGCACCTGCAGATAATTCGTCATCGTTATATGGTTTTGTGAAAAATGTTTTTTCATCCTTCAATTCTTCTACCAAGTTTTTAAACATTGTAACTTTACCACCAATAGCCACATTAACCTTAAACTGTTTTAATTCATTAATGTAATTCCTTATAGAATCCTCTACAATGGTCATTACACTTGCAGCTATGTTTTGTCTCCTATTTAAGTTTGAAGCGTCTGACGCGTCAAACCAGAGGTCATCTACAACACCCTCGTTCTTAAGTGGCGGATAGTATCCATTAGAGGTGGGTATCCTATCAACTTTATTGTGTGCTAGTAGTCCACTCCATTGATCGCCATGAAAAATGTTACCCATTTGAATGTTATGAGGCCATGCCCACTTCTTTGCAGATTCATCTCTTTTATCACCAGCTAACTCTTGTAAGGCAACAAAATTTTCTGTTGCTGGCCACAATCCAAGAAAATCACTAAAGCTTGTGTAAGTGTTAATTGGAGCGAATTGCTGATCTCTTCTCCATAACTTAAAACTTTTATCATTATCTTGCATCCAATAGATTGAGTTTGATGCACCTACACCATCTTGAGGATCAATGCAAACAGACATGCAATGATTAAAAGGTGAGGTTAAGTAGGAGTAGGCACAATGTGCAAACAAATGATCTACAACCATACATGGAACACTTTGATTGTCAATGTTAAGTTCAAATGTTCCTATAGCAACTTGATTATTGTTTTGATAAAAATCATAAAAGTCTTGTAGAGAAAACTCAATACCATTTTCTTTTGTTATAGAGAATCTTTCCTCATTTTTATCCCAACATTCTGTACCATCTGTGTTTCTATCTGAATACCAATTAGTAACTGCAGCTACATCAATGTTTTTTAGCCTTAAGCCTGCTTCATCTAAAGCTTTTTTAATTGCTAATTTACTAACACCTCTCTTCATTTTCGGGCCTGTTTTGCAATAACTTTTTATTTGCCCGTTAACAATAACAGCAACACTGCCGTTATATCCACAATTTAATCCTAATACATTCATCGTCCATACCTTTTTATAAAAGTTTCTTCTTCTTCTTTTTCTCTAAACCAAAACTTCTTTCCTTTAGGGTCGTAATAACCCTCATCTGGAGTAGAAGGTAGTCTACCCATTTTTAATGAATTATTTCTTCCATATAAAGATTTTATTGTATCCATTTCTTTTTTT